GAACATTTGGTTCGTATTTCTGTGCTGCGGAAACTTGCTGCGAAAGCAAAAATGGATGCGGTTATTGGTTTTATTGAAAGCCATATGGAAGCAGGGTTGAAAGTTGTTGTCGCAGCGCACCACCGAGAGATTGTCGACGAACTCGCCAACAAGTTTGGGGGGCTGAAGATCCAAGGAGGGATGCTGGTCTCAGACGTCGAGGATGCGAAGTCCCGCTTCCAAGAAGAATCAGCCGAAGATGCACCCGTGATCGTTTTGTCGATCCAAGCCGCCAAAACTGGGCACACTTTGACGGCTGCACAAGATGTGTTGTTTGTTGAACTTCCTTGGACACCAGCAGATGTTGACCAAACTTACAGTCGTTGCCATCGTTTGGGTCAGCAGGGTTCGGTAACCGCAACCTATTTGCTGTGTGAAGGAACTGTCGACGAAGAAATTTATAACCTGATTTCTCGGAAGAGATCCGTCGTCGACGCGGCAACTGATGGCGGGACTGCTGTGCGAAGAAGCGAATCGGTTGGTCAGATGATCGTCGGCATGTTTGCTCAGAGGGGACTCGATGGCATATAGTTCCGACCTCGCCCTCGTATCGGCTCACTCTTATAAGGTGTAGAAACCGTAGTGGTGCACGGTGGTTCAACTCCACCCGAGGGCACGAAACCCTTACCCAGTAACGAGTTAACCTAATGTTTGCGGTTTGGTTACGCAATTTGCTATACTAGAGATACAAGATTACTTGACATAGACGGGCACAAGAACCCGAAACCTATCCACCAACCGAAGGACAACTTCTTGATAACCAAAACAGCAATGATATTGGCGTTTATATATGGGATGATCTTTCTCACCCCGATAGCCGAAGCAAAAGCCCCAATAGAAACAGGGGTAATTGCACTAGCCCCGCTATCCGTTTTGCCTGAAACACGGGAGGCAAGAGAAGGAACGGGAAACGTTTCTGTGTTCAAACACGGCAACATTGACTGGTTACCAGAACTCGCCCTTGCTGCTGGATGGAAACCTGCTCAGTTCAAGAAACTAGGGCATATTATTCTCCGAGAATCAGGTGGATGCCCAAACCGTATTGGCAGTTCAATCGTTGATAAGAACTGCAACATCACGGGGTACACCAAGGCGACCAACAAGTCAGACTCGGGTCTGCTTCAAATCAACGGTGTCAATTGGGACTTAAGCCGTAATAAGAACGCAATCGCTTGCACCAAACTAGGCTTTTGCACCCAAGAGGATCTGCTTGATCCACTGAATAACCTCAAAGTCGGCAGGCTTTTGTTTGAAGCCGCTGGTTGGGAACCGTGGAATGCATGTAATTGGGATCCAACGCGCTGTTAAGGCGTATTAGCCCCGCTCACAACAACATCCGCCACTTCTGCTGGCACTAAATTTCGCACTAAATTCGGTGCTTTGCTGCTGTCGGGTATTTCTTTTGAAATAAGTTGACATTTAGGGTTGTCTCATATAAACTAATATGCATAAACTAAACAGGAACCAAGGAGGTTGCCGAATGGTAGCAAACATAGAAGTAAACAAAGACGGGAAAGCAAGGTTTGCGTACGCAGGTACACAAACCCCATGGCACCGTCTAGGACAGTCAATGCAAGGACTTCAAACCATTGACGCAATGTTGGAAGCATCCCAAGCGGACTACCAAGTCCTACTGACCAAGATCGCAGTAGTAGACGACGAGGGCAACCTTGTGCGCAACCCTGATGGTTCACCCGTGATCGTTGAGGACAACAAAGCAACCGTCCGCATGAACGACGACGGTTCGTTCTCACCATTAGCAACAGTGGGCAACCGTTACGATGTCTTTCAAAACCGTGAGGTTCTTGAACGAGCAATGGCAGTAGTTGGTGCATCCAAGGGAGACGCAGTGATTGACACTTGCGGTGTTCTCAAGGGCGGAGCACGATTCTTCGCAGGCATTGACCTAGGAACATTGATTATTGATCCAACGGGCGTTAACGACAAGATCGCACGATACTTGGTTGTATCCCACGGACATGACGGTTACTGGCCGATCCGGTACGCAAATACTGATGTTCGAGCAGTATGTCAAAACACTGTGATCATGGGAATCAAGAATGCACAGCGACTATTCACCGCACGACACACCCGTAATGCGGACGAATATCTAAACACCGCACAAGAAGCATTGCAGATCTCTACGGAGTGGGCAAAGAACTTCAAGATCATGGCAGAATCAATGTTGGCAATCCCTGTTCCGCAGTCATCACAGCGGGTAGATAAGGTCATCAACACTGTGTTCCCAATCAAAGCAACGGAATCAGACACTCAACGACGCAACCGTGAAGAAATCACGGGAACGGTCAGAGCACTGTACGCATCACAAAAGAATGCAGGCGGTTACGGTTTCAACGGTTGGAGTATTTACAACTCCGTAGTAGAGTACCTTGACCATCACCGCAAAGGCGATGCAAGTGACAGAGCGTTGGCAACCATTGAGGAAAACTCGTGGGTGAACAAAGCAAAGATCACTGCACAGCACGCAGTACTTCAATTGGTTTAAACAGTTCCTTAGTAGGGAAGATACCACCACCTGAGCAATCGGGTGGTGGTATTATTTTATGTATGGATACGCCCGAGTGGGACGACTACAAACCTAAAGAAATAGAACTGCCTAAGCCAATCATCCCTGAGAACATCCTCAAAGATTTGACAGAGTTCGTACAGAACGCATTGGAGAAGGAAAACAAACTAATGTCAATAACATCAGATGTGTTAGACCAACTGTATAGAGAAATAGGCGGTGACGAAGAAACAGCGTCCCTAGTTATCTCATATATTCAACGACGCCACAAGTGGGATGTTGAACTATTGGCTGAACGCAGAGATGTAGATGAAGTTCTTTACCGTGAACACGATCTCTTTGACGAACACATGTGGGATAAAGTCATGAACACCAAAGCCATTTCCGACCTCCATCACGAGGTGTGGAAACTGTCCCAAAAGTACATTTCCCGAGCAATCAACGAAGTGCTTCGGTCGGATAACGGGACTCCCGAAGAGCCAGCGTTCTAAAGCAGGTCGTCGTCGGCTAGAGGATCGCCGTCGATCATCTCAAATGTTGCAGTAAAGCGCGTTCCGTCTTCATTATCAACTGAAATAACCTTGAACCCAAGCGAATCAAGCATCAAATCAGCCACACCACCCATATCTTCCTCAAAGGTTTCAATTTCTGCGTCGGTTGTTTCATCATCAACTGCCAAAGAAACAAGAATTTCCATCAGCAGATCTCGAACGTTTAAGTGGACTTCTTCAGGTGTAAGCATGTTGCCATAATAGCCCCGCATCCGCTAGATTGGTGACACCTCAGTCAAAAGGGCTGAGGTAAGACACTAGGAGGATCCGAAGTGAGTGCATCACCCGTAACATTGGTTGGAAATCTAACCGCTGACCCAGAACTGAAGTTCTTGCCAACAGGAGTTGGTAAGTTGACTTTCGGTATCGCAGTAAACCATTATTGGACTGACCAAGATGGTGAAAAACAAGAGAAGACTTCGTTCTTCAATATCATTGCGTGGCGCAACCTCGCAGAAGACTGTGCGAATGTCCTCACCAAGGGCGTTCGTGTTGTTGTAACAGGACGCTTGGAACAGCGTTCGTGGGACGACAAGGAAACAGGCGCAAAGCGTTCAACTGTTGAAGTTCTTGCTGACAACATTGGTTTGTCTGTTGGGAACATTGAGACATTTGTTCGTAAGCAGAAGGCTGAAGGACAAAACGGTTCGTATGCCCCGAAGGCTAAAACCGCATCCGCACCAGCACGCACTGCACCGAAGCCGATTGCTCAGGTACAACTCGAAGAGCAAGAGGCTTGGTAGAAGCAGTTAGCCCCGCTATCTGAAAACCGTTCCTCACCAATAAGTGTCACCCGTGAGTGCACTTGGTGAGGTTATTCGGTTGTGATTTTCCAGCCCGTATCAACTTTTGTTGCGAATTCGTTGAGTTCTTTTTTCTTTTGTTCGTCTGTGTTGCACTTTTTGTATAGTTCTATTGTCTCTTCATCTACTGCGAAATCTGTTTCGTCTCCGCTTGCTGTTGAACGACTGAGAACGATATCTCCAACTAGTAGTTGACCAAACAGGTATGTCATTGCGACATTCGCTTCCTGTTTGAGTAGTAAACCTTCGTCATGCACATATGCGTGCAAATCTTTACGTAAAGGGTGACGCACGATATCAAACCATCCACCAACCATGTGGTGAACCATGATGTGTGCGTCTGTCACGGGAAGGTCTATGTGTCGTACTTCGCCGTTCGCTCTTACGAGTACTGCCGATGTCATTATGACTCCCTAATTGTGTGGTCGTATTCACGGTCTTGGTTTTCAAGACGGATAGGTAGATAGAAGTCGTTCATTGTGCGCTTGATGTACGGGTTGCGTAGACCAGACCAAGAGACTTTTACTCCGTTGGGTACATATGTTGTGAACCATTCAAATGCTTCTGCGCTGTTCTCAAACGGTCCGTAGAACTTTTGTGTTCTGTCGAATGAAAGTGTTGCGATAAGTGGTGAGTTGAGATAGTAGGTGTCTAGGTACTCTTGCATCTCGTCAAGTGTTTCAAGAATCATTTAGCCTCTTTCGTTGGTACTGCTATTTGGATAGTTCCTGTTTTTGTGTTGTGTGCTACCACTTTGTCTTCCTGCACGAGCAGTGTGATATCACCTGAATATTCGTAGAAGAAGTCGCCTAGGTCTACTGCACCGCATTTTGTATCTGCTACAAATTGTGCGTATGCGAGTAGACGATCGGCTTCTGTTTCGTACTCGTCACGAGGGCGTTCGGGGGGCATTTGTTCTTTAGGTTTACGCATTAGTATGTGTAATTTCCTTCTAACAAACGATTGAACTCCTCGCCGTAATACTTGAATGAATGTGATGACACACTCTCTGCTAGTTCGTTTTCATCAACGCCTAGTTCAAGGATAAGTACGCTCTCTGCACCCATGGTGTCACGACCAAGGACACTTACTTCTGTGTCTGCGTCCATCCAATCCACCCGTGTGTGGTGGTGTCCACAGATATGGAACTGTGGTGTCACCTTGTCAAGTATTTCCTTGACGAGATGTCGTTGTGCGATAGACACTTGAATGTCGTCCTTGTATGTGATCTTTTCACCATTGTTGTACGGTGCTTCGTGGGTCATGAGGATGTCAACGGGTTCGTTGCTGAGTAGATCAACATCGAATGGGTTGATAAGTTCGCCTCTCCACCATGAGTCACCTTCTACACGGTCTAACCAATCCACTGAGTACGCACCGCCATAACCCATGAAGGTTGTTTCTCCAATTTGGAAACGACATCCACGAGGAATGTATTGCAACCATTCATTAGGTGTTGGGATTGGATTGTTCTTTCCGTACTTGTCAGTTAGGTCACGAAGTAGATCATGATTTTCGTGGTTGCCGTCAATCCAAAGGAACTTGATTTGTGCGTCTTCTGCGAGTTTCGCTACACGGTTCACAAATTGCTTTCCAAATGGACGGTGCACCCAATACCCAAAGTCGCCAACTGAGATGATGTGCGTTACTTCGTTCTTTTTTGCATGCGAGATTACCCACTCTGCGTGTCCCATGTTGCCGTGGATGTCACCTGCGAACATGACGATCTGTTTGGTTTGTTTAGTGTTTTCTAGTTGTTTCATATATATAAGTATATACCCGTACTGTCATATTGTCAACCCCATAAATGCCCTAATTCACGGGCTTTCATGATATATCTAGGGGCGTAAGGTAGTGTATTGGTATGACAGAACCGCTGACATCCGCCACAATCGTCTCCCGCCTACCTGAAGAAATAGTTGATTTAGTCGGGAGATTTATCGGCGATAGCGACATCGACACCGACTTAGATGAGGTCAAAGTACTGATGCCTGCTAGTCCCGTCGTGTCGGCAATCGCCTCCTATTTGGGCATCTCACAAGAAAGCCCGAGTGGACATGCGCTCGATCAAGCAAAAGCGTGGATCGATGAACAATCATTGTGGCAAGACAGGTCATCAACCATTCAACAGAAACTTTCAGAAAAGTTCCCATTCACAGAAGTGGAAGCATCAAAAGGCGAAATCCCTTCATGGATGCACGCCCCCTGGGCTCCAACCCTGCTGTTCCAATGGTCAGAAGCATTGCGAGACGCAGTTTTACAAGCAGAAGAATATGTGGAGGAAGTTCTATGAGTGACGAAACCAACGACAATCTAGAGTTCGCTATGGGTGAAGTAGCGCGTGACTTGGAGCCGACGCGTTCGAGGAGTGTCGCTAAGAAGAAAAAAGATAAAGACGGGACTGATTTATCTTCGACAGCACAAGAACAGGTCCTTTTCCGTGCAACCGCCGAAGACAAGCAGAAGTGGGAGGAATGCGCCAAACATTTGGGTATTTCTATGGCTGAGTTCCTTCGTGTTTCGGCTAACGAAAAGGTTGAATCTGCGATGGCAGGATGCGACCACCCGTTGGCTTTCCGCCGTTCATTTCCGTGGATGGAAGAATGCCTGAAGTGCGGTGTGCGTTTACGAAACGAACAAACCGCAACTTACACTAATCGCCGATAAGCAGTGAAGCCCCGCAAACCGATAAAGCGGTCGCCACTCAAACGATCGACAAAGCCGATCAAGCAAAAGTCGGCAAAGCGTTTGGTTGCTGATGTGGATAGGCGCATCTTTGTTGCGATGATGCTCAACAAACACCCGTATTGTGTTGCGTGTCCTGTGTTTGCTGAACATGATGGGCTTGTCACTTATGTGCGTCGCCCGTCGCAGGATATTCATGAACTTATCCGTCGCTCTCAGGGCGGTTCTGTGGTTGATGAGGGGAACTGTATTGCTGTGTGCCGTCCGTGTCATACACGAATCGGGGAGAACCCGCAGTTAGCCTTTGACTTGGGGCTTGCGAAACATTCGTGGGAATGAAAGGGGATTTATGTTTCTACTGTCATGGTTCATGAAACTGATATGGGTTGTATCTATGGTTTCAGTAATCGGTTTACTGTCCGTGCTTGCGATGATACTGATATCAGACTTGAAAGGGTCGTGGTATTGGAAGAAGCGTGGTGGTTGGTAATCACCCGTAAGCACTATTTGCGCTTACTGCCATGCCTACGATCGTATTGAACGCCTCTAAGGTATAGCCATCTACCAACGAGAAAGATTGTTGCGCCGATAAGGAACTGTTTCATTGTGCTTTGCCTTTCTTGCAGAACTCTATGTACTTAGTCATTACGAAGTCTACGAACTCTGATCGTATTGTCGCTTCACCATCGTCAATCATAGTGAACTCGGGTAGACCGTTATCGTTGTAAACATATTTAGAACACTTACCTGCACTGCCTCCGTTGTACCCGTAGGTCGCTACAGTCAATGCCTCTGATACAGGTGTATTAGGGTTGTTCTTATACTCTTTCTCTAGGTCACCTCTCTGATAACCAGTGAGACTGTCTAACTTTTTGATACGAACATAACTATCTACAACGATACTTACAGTGTCAAACTCATCTAAACCGTCATTGTATGCGTCACTCAACACTGTAGGTAACGACTCAAATGGGTGACCATTGAGACCACTCTGACGACACTCAAATAGGTCGCCCTTCTGAAACACAACGAATGACTGCATGTCTGTAATACCGTTATCTTCTTTGCATACCTCTGTCTTGCGAAGTTGTGCGATCTTTACGATCTTGTCTGCCTCTATGTCTATGTCCATCATTGTTATACCCGTGTGCTTCTTTTGCGTGTGATCGAACGACACTGTGCTAATGCTTGCTCTCTTGTGTCATGTGTAGACAACGGCATGTTGTTGTTCGCTGTGTCTATTACCAACCATTTAGTGGAAGGGTATCTATCAGGTGATATGTCGTATCTGTAGTTCATTGTGCTCCTATGAGTAGGACGATCATGGCTATTGCCATTGTTGCTATGCCTAGTAATGCATCTGTAGTCATGTGTCTAACTATATAACAGTAGTGAGTATATGTCAAGTATCACCCGTAGCCACTATTTCTCAACACGCCACCTCATACCATAAGACCTACGCAAAGCATTAGCCTCCAACTTACGAGACCTCTCAGGCTCAGGTAACGACTCATACAGAGCAACACGCTGACGATTCTTACGCTCACGCTCATACTCCCTACGCCTCTCACGCTTAGCCCTCGTATCCTCACGATGACAGCGATCCCACTCTCTCTTGTCCTCAATGTTCTTATAAGGCATTGACTAACGACCTTTAGCAAACAACTTGAACACAAAAAGCACAACAAAAGAAATCACAACAGACGCAACAACCTCCTCGAAATGCACAACAAACACAAACCACAAAAACTGCAACAACAAAGACAAACCGATCAACACAAACAACACAGGAACAAGCACACGCATTACGATGAAACCCTTACAACATAAGGGTTACAGGACATTAGATGCGATGTGGTTGAGTGATTCATAAACGGGACTGCCAACCTTTTAGAGCGGTTCGGGCAGGGTGGGGAGTGATGCGATAATTTTTTGTGTCGCCTTCTTTTTTTTAGGTTTATCTGACACGGGTCTGTTGGGTTTTGGTTTGTAGATGGTTTCTAGTTGTTTGATTTCTTTTTGGAGTTGTTTGATTTCTTTGTCTAGTTGGGCGAGTTGTTGGTCTAATGTTTTTTTCATTTTGTTTCTGTTTCTGTGTGGTGGTGGATCATGTTGAGGCAGGTGAGGTAGCCGATTGTGTCTAGGAGTGTGTCGTGGTGGAGGTTTCCTGCTTCTAGGTTTGTTCGTAGTCTTGCGAGTTTGACGGAGACCATGAAGAGGATTGCGTCGTTTATGGTGAGTTCTTTTCCTGTGAGTGTTTGGTAGATGTTGATGACTTTTGTGTAGTCGTCTTTTGGGTGTCCGTATGTGTTTTGGCGGTCTTGGTTGACGATTTTGTAGGCTTCTTGGAGGATTTCGGTTCCGGGTGTGGGCGTATTTTTTTGTGTGGTGTTCATATCGTTTTAGTTTATCTGTCCTGGGACTGTTCGGGGTGGTTTTTAAAAATTTCGCGCGGCGGTCAGAGGTTTTTTAGAGGTGCGCGTTTGGGGTCATACCGCTTCTAGTGAGCATATTTGGAGGTATTCACTGAATGTCATTCCGTTGAATAGGAAATTGTTTTTTGTGCTGATTCCTAGTATTTCGTTTTTAACGGATTCATTGTCGTTGTTGTTTAGATCCATATGCCCAAAATCTATTCTTGCAATTCTTCTAGGGTATTGTTTCAACATTTGCTTGTATTCGTCACACATTTGGTTACTTGCACCTTCTTCTGAGTGCATAAATGGGTGGCTGTTCATGTGTTTTACGGTTTGAACTGATGGTCCGACGACGTTGTACCCTTTTGATACTAGTTTCATGGACAATATGGTTTCTTCAAGTAGGACATTGGGTTCTTTTGTATATATTTCGTGCATTGATCCAGTGGAGAACAAAAATGCCCCAGAAACATGATTGTGCCTATTGTCTAATATGTTTCTGGTTTCGCATTTATCTTCTAGTGGTCTGATTTGTTTGTCAATTAGTCGTTCAATCCATTTGATGTCACTTTCGTTGACAATGTTGCTGTTTCTTGGTGGGTGCCACCATCCACCTTCTTTTTTTTCGTTATAGGTGTATGAATATGGGTATTCGCTGACCGCTATTTTTGATCGGTAAATATTGGAAAGTTTCTTAAAATCCTCTATGAGTTCTAAGTCCCAATTGTTCCTGAATTTCATGTGTGAATCTATTTGCAGGTAGAAGTCCTCTCCGTCATAGAAGGAGTTGGCAATTTGTCTTGAGATTGAAGGACCTAGAGCGGTTGGCGCTTTGTTGATTTCTTTTGATATTTTTGTGTGACTAAATTTTCTGTTTAACATGTTTTCTATGTCTTCTGGCATTTCGTTGTAATAGTTGAAATGAACACCAACATTTACGATGCTTTCCCCTGATGAAAAAAGATTCAAACTGCCCATCGTGTTTATTATTTCATAGTCGTGGTAAGCAGGGATTTGGACAAAGATTGATGGGGTGGAAGAATTCAGGTTCATAGATAGGTCAGTTCTTTTTCGTTTAGTTTTAGTCTTGGACCATAACCGTAGTCGGTTTTTTGGGCTTTTGCAAAGAAATTTTGGCGGGTTGTTCCACCGATTATTTGGAACTGTGTGTTTGTTCCTATGTTTTCCCATTGGTGTTTAGGCTGGTTACACCATACGACTATGCATTGTTCTGTGTCGGGTTTCCATAAACCGTATTTGCAGTGTTCAGGGTCGTTGATTATCAGGTCTTTTTGGGATGATGTTTTGATCTCAGTTTTTTTGTTGTTTATGGTGGTGTCAAAGCCGTTGTCTGCACCGACATAGATTTCCCAATCTATTTCTGTGTTGTAATAGCGGGAGATGATGACTTCCCCTGCCTTCCCGAGCATGATGATGCCTTTTTCGGTGGCTCCTGCCGTGTATTTGCGGTCGGTTACTTGGTGTTCGTTTTTGTTTGCTTTACAGAGATCGGTGAATCGGCGTAGTTGTAGTACTTCACGGGCGGTTAGTCGCATCAACGGATATTTTGTGTCAGGTTCCATGTTATTTTAGTTTATCTAGCGGGGGACTGTTTTATTCTAGAGCGTTGCCAATCCCTTTTTCTTTTTCTATGCGCCTCTAGTTTTTCAGGGTCACTAAGACGCTTTTTGTATGCATTGTTGGAGCATTCTTTACATTTTCTATAAACTCTTACAGTCGTAGTCCCATCAGGATTTTTAATTTCTCCGTACTGGTGCACCCATGTCCCCACTACGGCATATTCGTGCCCTTTTCTACAATGCGTCTGAAGCCTATTTTGTGGGGGTTGCCTATTTTTTTTGTGCATATCAATTGAATTATCGGAAATAGTGCCAAGCCATAGATGTTCTGGATTTACGCAGGCAGGAATGTCGCAACTGTGACATACAGATAATCCATCAGGGATCTGACCTTTAAATAAGGTGTACGCACCTCTATGGGCGGAACCAATCCTCTTATTAAACCAAAATTTTCCGTAACCTTTTCTATCTTTACATCCAGTCCACAACCAGCAGGTGTCTGTTTTTTCTACTTTTTGCCAAAACCGCTCTTCGTCTGTCATTGTTTTTTGGAATGCCATTTTTATACTTTATCTAGTTGCGGACTCTTTTGCTATAGCAATATATTTTTCGTCTATATCGTATCCGATATATCGTCTGCCTAGTTTGTGGGCTGTTGCTGTGGTTGTTCCTATCCCGTTGAAGGGGTCTAGGACGATGTCGTCGGGCTGTGTGGTGAGTAGGACACAGTTTTCTACTAGTTGCGCAGGGAATGGTGCGGGATGGATTGTTTGCCGTTGTGGGGAGATGTCCCATATTTCGCCAAGGTATTTGGGGTCTATGTTCCCACGGAATGTTTTCGGCTTGTTTTTGGATAGCCAATAGACGTGTTCTGTGTTGGGGAGCAGATGGTCTTTACGAATGTTCGGGCTGTTTTTGCGGTTCCAAATGATCAGTTGATATATGTGTGCGTTTGTTTTGTGTATGAATTCTGTTGGTAGCCGTGCTTGGTTGTTGTGTCGGCGCGGTTTATGGTTGAAAAAGATTGAACCGTCTGGTGTGATCACTCGGTGTAGTTCGTTGATTACTTCTATTATCCAGTTTTGGTATTCGTTTTCTGGCATGTTGTCGTGGTATTCGTTGTAGTCAATATTGTGTTTTTGCCAGATTTGGTTGCTGTTTTGTGTTTTGCCGTTTTGGATACCTTTTTTGTTGTATGGCGGTGAGGTGACAACTGTGTTGATTGTGGAATCAGGTAATTTTTTAAGTTCCCCTAATGCATCACCGCATTTTATAATGTTGGTCTCCACGCGTTTTAGTTTATCCAGCGTGGGACTTTAGAATGGTTCTCTGTTGACTGATTTAGCGTTTCTGGTTGTTTTCTGTATGCGCCAAATTGTGTTGCTGAAAAGCGTTTCGGCTTGGTCAGCGTTTTCCCCTGACAGGAGCATGATGTGATTTTCGGATGCTTCTGGAAGTGTTTCAAACGGGTAGCCCTGTAACGCACCTTCCACATATTGGCAGTTGGATGCATCCATCAGGAAACGCCAGTCTTTTTCTTCTTGTGGGGTATGAAGCGAGTTGAAATCTATGTAGAGACCTTTAAATGATTGGAGCGCTATTTGTGATGCTGTATTGAATGCGATTCCACCTGTCCCAATACAAATGATTATGTCGCATTGTTTTTGAAGTGCTGTAATGTCGGGGAGTTCTATGATTCCTGCTTGTTTTGCAAGTTGTACAGTTTCTGATTTTCGGCTTTGGCTAGAGAAGTAGGTTTTGTGTCCTTTGGCGTTCAGCGACAATGCAAGCGATCGTCCCATTCTGCCGGGTGAAACGATACCTATGCGGTTCATCGCCACGGCGTTGAATTGTCTCGCGTTTTTTGTAGCACTCCGCTGATAGCAAGATTTTTGGCAAATGTGGAGATGGCATGCACTACGCCGAGCGGTTCAGGGAATCCCAACTTTTCCGCCACGGCATCTAAGGTTTTGTTTTCTATTTCTGTCCAAACGGCAAGTACTGCTTGCGCCCCTGTTGTTTTGTCTGTGTAGTAGTTGTTGGCGATTATGTCTATGCCTTGGATTTCCCATAGTTCGGGGTCGTGTTTTTCTAGCAGTGGGACACGATTCAGGTTTGGTTCTGTATTTTCGCTCATTGTATGTTGTTCTCCATTCTGTCTAGTTTATGCAGGCGGGGACTACCAAGTTGTCAAACTACCCAATTCCCTACTTGAAACTTTCTCATAAAGGGCTACATGACGATGGTTTTTATAAATATTAAATACCTTCATTGCTGAGACGTGTTTTCCATCCAAGCCTTCCGTTTTCTCTTAATGTTTTGCGCATTTTTGCCTCTTCTCGTTCACGGTTTCTCCGCCCTACGAAAAGTAATGCGTGTGATCCGCTCATTGTGATTGCATAAATGTTTTTCGTTTGACGGTTGGGCGGGTTTGGGTGTTCTGATTTGATGAGGTATCCAAGTCGTGTCAGGTAGCCAAGTGATTCGTTGATGCGTCCTGAGTCTTGTTTTTTGAACAAAAATTCTTGATAGTCGGTTGCCGAAAAGTCACGACTTTTTCTGAACTGTGCGTAAGACAGCACCTTGTGTGACAGCGTTCCGTATTTAAGATATTTTGATGGGTTCGTTAGCGGGGTGTCTTCTATACCTAATTGTCTAAGTGATTTTCTGCCTTGCGAAACAGGCTTTTTACGGTTTTTCCGTGTGTCTATTCTTTTCGGTTTTTGCGGTGTGTTGTTCATCGCCGTCAAGTTATCGCGGTGGTAGGGTTTTCGCTATATGAAACGACAAAAACCTACGCCTAAAAAAAGAAATCCGAATAGTGCGAATGTGAATCAAGTTAGGTTGTCTGGTGAAATAAAATTTCCCAAAGGTTTTGTCCCTTGGCGTGTGGCTAGGGGCACAACGGAGTTTGAGTTGAGAGAAATGCTTTGTGATGCGCGAGATGAATGCTTAGATCGTGACGCAATCATTCTTTTAGAATTATTGGATAACTATTCTGTTACTGACCTGTATGTTAACGGTCTGATTGTTTTAAAAGACTAACCGATTTCAACTGTTTAGCCATACACTCCCACCGTCTACGACGATCGTTGAGCCAACCACATAGTCACCTGCGTTTGATGCTAGATATACCGTTGCTCCAATTATGTCATTTTCGTGACCAACACGATTCGCAGGTATTTGTGGGATGACTATTTCTTGTGCATCTCGTGCGGCTGGATGCATGTCTGAAGGGAATGCGCCGGGTGCGATTGCGGTTACTGCTATGCCTTCTTTTATTAGTTTTGTTCCGAGGCTTTTTGTGAGGTGAATTAATCCAGCCTTACTTGCTGTGTAGGCGAATGCTTCATTGCCGTCTATTGACATGCCACATATTGATGCAATGTTGATTACTTTGGCTAGATGACCTTTTGTTTTGTGCGCGTTGATCAGTAGTGGGGCTAGTTTTTGTGTGAGAAAGAATGGTGTTCTCATGTTGATATTCACGGTGTAATCCCAACATTCTTCCCCATATTCGCTGAATGGTGCAGAGCAGTATGCGCCAGCGTTATTTACAAGAATATCTAATGACTTTTCGTTTTTGGATATGTCCAAGAAGAATCTGTCTATTCCTTCTCTTGTGGATACATCCGCAACGCATGGGATGCATTCTCCGTATTCTTTTAGGTTTTCCGAAGTTTCGTATGACTGTTCTGCTGTGCGTGAAACTATGTATACGCGGGAGCACCCATTTTGGAGTAGCCCTTTTGTGATCATTTCTCCTATGCCGCGTGATCCACCTGTCACTGCTGCTACACGGTCTTTTAGGGAGAAAAGGTTGTTCATCCCTTCAGTACCGCCACACCGCCGTCCACGACGATGTGTGTGCCTACGCAGTAGTCGCCTGCGCGTGATGCAAGGTATGTGATTGCGGCAACGATGTCATCTTTGTGCCCAAGTCGTTTCGCTGGGATCCCCTGTGTGACTGATAGACGGTTTGATTCTGTAACTTGGTCTGGTGTCGTATTGAACAAACCGATAGTTATTGATGAGACAACGATTTTGTGTCGGATGTATTGAACGGCGAATGATTTTGATGCGTGAATCATCCCCGCATTTGTTGAACTGAAAGCAAAGTTTGGAACTTGTGGTGGGTTCACACCATCAACGGTTGTGAGGTTGATTACTTTTCCGAGAACTTGCTCTGTTGAAATGCTTGTTCCTTCTTCTGGGTTGGTGGATGCTTTGAGAAGGGGAAAGAATTTTTGTGTGAGTTTCACAGGTGCTTCCATGTTGTATTTGACCGTTTCTTCCCAGTCATCCGTGTTTGCCAATGAACTATTGATCAGAATGTTCACATATGGCTCTAGAGCGCTAATTTCACAAAAAAGTTTCTCTCGCCCTTCTTCGGTAGTTATGTCTGATTGTATGTAAATTATTTTTTCATTTTCGGGCGCATTTTCTGGCAACTCTTTGTCACAAACGTAAACACGGGATGCGCCTTGTTCTGTCAATCCTTCTGCGATCATTGAGCCAATTCCCTCAGATCCGCCTGTGATTAGGGCAATTCGGTTATCTAGCGAAAATAGCGAGTTCATGTTTTCTCCTGTTTATGTGTTCTTGAATGCTACTTTATTGTTAGTTGGCGATTTGGTTGGTGATACTGTAACACTATGGAGAATCTCATTAAATCTCACGAAATTGCACCCAATATTCGTGTTTATACAAACATTTTTCCTGACATTAAAGAGGTTCTTGAGGTCATCTACGAGCATGAAAAAACTACCACCAAGAACCCTGACGCCACTTCCTATTTTAAACCTTACAGAGATTGGTACACATTCGGTCGTCTAACCGATTGCGATGGGCAGGAAAACGCAACCCCAAAAGAAATGATTGAACTTGAAAAAAATAAAGATTTTAATTATGTGAATCAAAAAAATCTTGCCGACAGAATAAAAAATGCAAGAAAATTAGTTATACAAAATTATTGCGAAATTTACGGTATTAACGAAACCAACAGTGCGGATTTCTACATTCAGCCATCGGTGAACTTTGCCGAATATGAACCGGGTTTTGAAATGGATCAAAGGCGGATTGAGGATGATGCACAGTGGCTCGGAAATCATAAACCGCTAGCGATGAATTATCACACAGATTTTGAAATAAAAAAGATGTGCCGTATGGAAGACAATTTTTTGCTCACATGCAATATCTACTGGAACGATGACTACGAGGGCGGGGAAATTGTTTTTTATAGTTCGGCGGGTTTGCTTTCTTATAAGCCAAACGCTGGAGAGGTTATCGTATTCCCTTCAGGATCACCATACTTCCCAGTTGATGGAGACTGTTTCTTTCATTGTGCGAATGCAGTAACAAAAAAAAGAAAATATTTTTCGCGCAACTACTTGATGTACAAACATGTGCCAACGGAAGAGATGCTCTCATTGGAGGGTGCTTATCCGCGTGGTCACAGTCCACGCGGACCAGATAGTTTTTATGACAGTTTGTTTAATCAACTCATGATTGATTATTCCAAAAAAGAGGTGCTAGTACACCCTATTGTCAAGAAACTCTACGAGAAGTTTGCCTCTGACGAAAAAGTGGTTGCTCGGGAAATTGATATATTTGACTAATAGTTGGCGTGTGCGTCAACAAAATTTAATACTCGTTCGGCTGTTGTCTCGCCGTCTGTGCCGGGGTCGGACTTCAGCCAGCGAATAAAGTCATACCATTTGCGTTGCTGATCCGCTGAGTCAAATACGAGCGTATATTGAACGATTGTCTTGCTTCCGTTGGAAACTACTGATGGTGCGCCTTGCGTGACCGCTTGATGTGTGTCTGTGCCTTGTGGTGCGGTGAGTTTCGTTTCACCATTATCCATAATTGTTGATACGGCTGTCGGATTATCTGGCTCATCTGATAAGAGCGGGAATATTGGCTGAATAACGGGCGCAACATACGGTGCATTGTCTTCATGGAGGTAGTCGCCTTCCATTCCTGCGAGTTCTATTTCATCCCAACCCAAAGCATCAATGAGGTCGTCGTATTCTTCGCCTACTTCTTCCAAGAGTTCAAATAGCATGTCGCTATCTGTTGTTCCTAGTTCGTTGGTTCGGTTATCCGCAAGAGCGTATGCGATCGCACTAGAGATGTCGCCTTCAAATTTCACGCATGCAATTTTTTCCCAACCAAGTTTTTTAGCCGCTTCGTATTGGTGGTTTCCTGCAATGATCGTTGATGTTCCATCAGCGTTGTCTTTGATCACGATCGGTTTTACTTGACCAAATTCACGGTATGACGCAACGATTGCATCAATGTTTCCTTTGCGTGGATTATTTTCAAGGTGTACAAGTTTTTCTAGCGGTGTGGCTAGATGTTCTATGCTTTTATGAATACCTGACATTAGACACCGCACATTCCTTCACACTCTTGGTTGAAACCGTCAAATAATCCAAGCACACCTTTTTCTTGTTCTGTGCGCAGATCTACCTCATCAAGCGGTTTCATGCTTGAATGCAATCCAGCCCAACCGAAACGCTCTTTCAGGCGAGCCTTCTGTCTTAGCGCATGATCAAAGTCAACGGCATCTTGCCATTCTTCTGGATTATTTTTAAGTTCGCGCCATTCATCATTTCTCTTAAATGGGCAACCGATACAGGCTGATCGTGGGGGACGGTCGTACCCGTGTTTTTCACACCAGTCAATGCAGTCTTGGCGAGTAATACCCATGTCAACTAGTGGATATTCATTTTGCATCCAACTGAATGCTGGTGTTCGCATCCGTTGGCTTTCATCCAAACTGATGCCGATGACCGTGGTGATCCTGTGTTCTTTGCACCTTTGACCCTTTTTTAGACCAGCAAGTTCTCGCTGTATTTTATTCAAGGGTTTAATTTTGTAGTCGTTTGTGCATTGCCTCATAAGCATTGACTTTTTACCGTCTTTGTTTAGCGTGTATAGAGGCATTGTGGCGAATTTGGTTTCCGAATCAAGAAAGTCTTGCTTGATGTTGCCGAAAGAAACTTTATGGAATGGCATTTCATGTTCCGCCATTAGAACTTCAAGTTTTTCAAGATGTTTATAAACAGCAGCGGGTTCCCACCCAGTGTCGGAGAAGATAACCGCATCTGCTTTTGGTATTTCTCCATGGATCATCATCAGGAGAAGTGCCGTGGATTGAACTCCAGCGCCTAATGACAAGACTCTTTTTGGGTATTCGCTCATTTATCCTCCTGTTTGTATGCGAACATTGGCATTCAATGTTCTAAGTGCGTCCAAAGATGTTCGCACGGTTAGCAATTTTTCTCGTTTAGATTTAACCAACGCTTCACTAATCTTATACGAATATGCTTCGTCAGAAAGTTTATAGTCAGCCCACGCTTCACGCTCTTTGATGCTTCCTTTTGCCGCTAGATATTCTTTAGCCCAATTGCCTTTCATGAGCGCATCTTTTTTTGCGGCGTCAACAGCAAGGGTTTCAAAGGCTTCTGTTTCTTCTTCAAGGATCCCAAGCAGGCGCATAATCTCTGATTCAATTTCTACTTGAGATATTGGCTGTGACCTACCCATGTTGTTCTCCTGTTATCGCCGTGAAATCGCATTTCTTTAACGCTAAAACTTGATCTGCATTCCACTCGTATTGGGATAGTCCCAAGTATGTCAGTGTCATTTGTTCAAGGATCCAAGCGTCACATCTGTCGTTGCCGTCTCCACCTGACCAGATTATCCCCGTTTTCGCGGAGATTGCTGACATTACTTCTGATTTACCTGAGTTTCCTTTTCCTGTAGCAAATTTGGCTCTACAGGTTGGGGGTATGACCACTACTGGCACGCCTAGTTCGCGTAACGCGACTCGTACAACGCCTCCTAGTTCTCCGATTGAGTGGGCTTGTGAATGTCGTGAGGCATATGAGTAGCCCTCTACCGCCACTATTTGGACACCAGCCTCTTGGGCTAGCGCCAAGATTTCGTTCTTTATCTCTAGGAGTCGTTCTGACCCTTTGTTTTTGGATCGGATACTTGTTGTCAGTCCGCCAATGCTCACACCTGTGCTTGTCAGGGAAAGGTCTAAGCCCATTATTTTTGTCACATTTTTTAGATTACTATAGTCCAATGCGTAGAATTTTTGTGGTAATTCCATCTTTTCAGGAAGAAGATTTGCGTAACACGGTGAACAGCATTTTTGAAAATGCGAAACATCCTGAACGCATTTATGTCGGCATTTGCAATCAGCGCACGGATAACAAGGATTTTGAGACCTTTGAGGAGTACGGTGACCGTGTTCGGTGTGTGGATGTACGTTCTCCTCGCCCACTCGGTCTTGGTTTTGCTTATTTTTCTGCGTCAAAGTTACTGATGGATGAAGAGTTCTTTATGCGGATAGACGCGCATACAAGAATGAAAAAAAACTGGGATTCAACTTTGGTTCGTTATTTTAGTAAAATAGAGACGGACACAGGTAGTTCAAAAATTGTAATAACTCAGTTAACTGGTGGATTTTATAAACAAGACATGAATCTTGCAGGTTTTATAAAACATGAAGATAAAGATGAATGGTTTCATGAAGGACAGCCACCAAATACAAGTGAATTTATGAATGGTAACTTAAGGCAGTTAAAAGAATACGCCCTAAATATTGAGCATCATCCGAATAATAATTATGAATGGGATGATATCTCGTTGGCGAATGGCTACAAGGAAATTCATGGTGTTTCTGGAGCATTCCATTTTGGCGCAAGTCAATTTTTGACTGATTGCAGTCCTGATCCAAGAGTATTTTTTTGGGGAGAAGAACATACCTTCGCTATGCGTGCATGGACTCGTGGTTATAGGCTTTATGCAATAGATGTGAACACACAGTTCACTGCGGGTAAAACAGAGGAATATCTAGAAACGGTTGGTATTGATGACTGGCGAAATTTTTGGAAATCATATAGGGGGTTTACGGTTAGATATGAATCGGGATCTGTGTCAGCGAGTTTTCCAACACATAGCGATCCCGACAACCCAGTTATTGAAATACTTTCAGGTAGGGAACTTGGTTTTTATGGAGCAAAAGATGAACAGTCATATGCCGATTGGATGAAAAAACTCGGTATAGCCTAAATGTTTCAAGTTATTTTGTGATTAACAAAAAATCTGCCCCACAGAAACTGATTGTTTCTATTGACAAACAAGGCGCATGGGGTGAAGTTTCCTATTATCACAAACTTGAATGTGGTCATATTGAAGTCCGAAAAAGGGCATCATCAGCGCCGAAGATTGCTTGTACTTGGTGCGTGATCGGTGAAGAAAAAGGCAGGGAACTTAAAGCGCTGACTATAGTTCAGCCACCGACCCTTGAAGAGGTCTGGGACTTTTATGATGAGACTACATCGGAGGAAGTTGATGTTGCAAAACTTAGGGCAGGGGTGGCAAGCGCCGTAGGATGTGCACAGGAAAGTGTTGAGGTAGTTTCCATAGTTGACGAAGAGAACATTCTTCGTGTCAGTTATGTGACAGTTTTTCTTGATTTTGAGACAGCAAAAAAAATTGCCGATAAGAGTAGGAATACCTAACCGACGGCTGGTTTTGCTTGTATCCTAATGCAGGTTATACATAGTTTGCGAGGGGCAACATGATTGATGCAAGCAATATAGAAAATTTTTTTGATACGGAAAAAGCAAATTGCAGGGGTAAAAACATTGTCATGTTTTATCCCAACCACTCGCCGACTGATCGTCTTGGTAGAGAAAATGCCGCTAATGCCATACAGATTTGTTCGGAATGCGAAGTCCTAGAAGGATGTTTGGATTATGCTTTGCATTATGAGCCGCTCGGGTTTTGGGGTGGGAAGACTGAAGTTGAAAGAGAAGTTTTGAGAAGAGTTAGAGGTATAAAACTGCCACCAGAGCGTCAACCGTCTGACTCTATTCGTCGTTCTTCTAGGCGTGGTTTCATAAATAGCCAAGTTAGAAAGAGTTTGAGTTCCATAAAAAATGAGCAATAGTCACCTTCCGCATGTAGATAATTTTTTGTCTCGCTTGAAAGGTGTTCGTCCAACAAACAATGGGTGGGATGCAAGGTGCCCATGTCGCAATGACGATGAGAATCCTTCTCTTTCGGTAGGTATCGGCGCAGAAGACAAGGTTTTGGTTTCTTGTCATCGTGGCGAGGGTTGCTCGGTTGTGGAGATTTGTCAGTCTGTTGGTTTGAAAGTTGTGGACTTGTATCCACCACAAAAAGAGGAACGAAAACTCACCCTTATTGCAACATACGACTACCGTGACGAAAACGGAATTTTGCTTTTTCAGAAACAGCGTTTCACTGATCAAAGCGGTAAGAAAACTTTTAGACAGAGGCGACCTGATCCAAGCGGGAACGGCAAATGGATTTTTTCTTTAGATAACACACCGAAAATTCTTTATCGTCTCCCACAAGTTCTTGAAGCAAAACGCAACGGTGAAGTAATTTGGTTGGTTGAGGGTGAGAAAGACGCTGACGCAGTTTTTGCTCAAGGCATGGTTGCTACAACCCCACCAAACGGTGCGGGTAAATGGCTTGACATTCATTCCCGTGCGCTTGAGGGTGCAACGGTTTTTATTGTTGCCGACAATGATGAAGTAGGTAGGGAGCACGCGATCAGTGTTGGTGATGTTCTCGCTAAGCATGGATGTGTTATCAGTTCATTCGTCCCACCTAATGGTTTCAAAGATGTTTCAGACATGATTAACGCTGGCAAGTCTCTTAATGATTTGCTTGAGTTGGATAGAACAGAACCGTCGGGAGAAGTAACTGTCCACGATGATGAAGAACAAGAAATTGAGGCAGTAGTTCAGGCAACTTCGCCGATTGAATCTTTAACCGAGCAACTTGTAAAAGTTTTAGCAAATGAAGATTTGAGTGAGTCAACAAGAATTAATAGAGCATCAATGCTTGTTAACTCTTTTGGCGTGGAAGATAGAAGCGACAAGGGGCGACTTGTCAATTGGGCGCAACTCGTCCTTGAAGACGTTGATGATTCTTATGATTGGGTTATCCCAAATGTTTTGGAACGCGGAGAGCGTGTAATTGTTGTTGCCGCTGAAGGTGTTGGTAAAACAATGCTTGCGAGACAGATCGCTATCTGTAGTGCGTATGGGATACATCCTTTTACCATGTCTCGGATGAAGCCGATCAGAACTTTAACGATTGACTTGGAAAACCCTGAAAAGATTATTAAGCGAACATCAGCCAGCATCCATGGAGCGGCAAGACATCTTGGATATTTGGATGGTGAGCCTGATTGCCACATCTTGATGAAACCATCGGGTGTTGACCTGATGCGACCAGCCGACAAAGCGTTTATAGAGCAAACTGTGGAAAGAATACGACCTGATTTACTTCTGCTCGGTCCGATCTACAAGTCATTTATTGATCCCGGTGGCAGGACATCCGAAGCGATCACGGTTGAGATTGCTAAATACTTTGACATGTTGAGGGACTATTACAACTGTGCTCTTTGGCTAGAACATCACGCTCCGTTGGGCACATCTACGACAAGCCGTGATCTACGCCCATTTGGTTCTGCTGTTTGGTCACGCTGGCCGGAGTTTGGCTTGTCTTTGACGCCAGACCCTACTGCTGTTGGTGACTATGTTTATGATGTCCGCCATTTTAGAGGTGCGCGAGATCTGAGAGAGTTTCCAACTAAGATGAGAAGAGGGAAAGTCTTCCCGTTTGAAGTTATGGAATTCATGAAGGTTTGAAATGGCTGAAAAGGGTTTAACTAGAGAGTTTCTCGCTGAACGCGATTTGCGTATTTTCAAGATGAGGCAGGCTGGTATCCCTATCGCCGAAATTGCTAGACGGTTTGGAATTGGGTCTACCAATGTTTCCCATTCAATTCGTAGGCAGTTGGGCAAGTTGAACCAAGAGGCTTTGCTTGCTTACCCTGAAGTTTTGCAAATGGAACTTGAGCGTTTGGATGCTTTGCAGTCCGCAATCTGGCCGATGACGCAACACAGAAAACAAAAAATGGATGACGGCACAGAGGTTGCTATTGAACCCGACATTAAGGCTGTTTCAACGGTTCTTTCAATCATTGATCGTCGTGCGAAGTTGCTTGGTATGGAGCAAACTAATGTCAATGTGCAGATGGATGTGAGGGATGCTTCCCCTCTTCGCGCTGTACTTGCTGGTGCTCCCGGAGTTCTTAGCGCTGAGAAGTTTGATTCTGAAGCAGAGGGCAAGAAACTTCTTGCACTTATGGCTGATGCAGGGATCCTTCCAAAAGAGCAGATCAGGGAACTATTGAATGATTTCCCTGCTCTTGAAGATGGCGACGATATTCAGGATGCTGAGATAGTTGATGCTGAGGACGATGCCGTATCACAAAAAGAGATTGACACCATCTAATTTCGTAAAACGATAGTTTCTTGCAGTTGATCGCTTGCAGAGATGGCATCATGTATCCCTATGATTATTGCAATTCTTATCACAACGGCGATCGTTGTATCAACCCACTCATTCCTAATGCATTCTGTTGACAGATTTGACCGCTACGGCGACAGCGGCGGTTCATTCCGTGAATGGACAGAATTTGAAAAACAGAAAAATCCTTCAAATTTCTAATTACCTTTTTCTGTCGTAGTAATACCCCAAGTTTTTCCATTGTTTAACGCTTGGGTCATCAAGCAATGAGGTCATGTTCTTTTCGTATCCTTCGTCAACTGCACCTTCATATTGCTTTGAGTTGCTGTAGTGACCAATAACGGCTTTCCTTGTCGCATTTTTGTCAGCAGACACTAGGGCGCGATGAAAGAGATTGCCATGCCAAATCAACAGGTCGCCTTTTTGAGCAAGGAAAGTAAAATGCTCTACTTCTTTATGCTCTTCAACTTGTTTTTCAAGTTCATAGTTTAACCACCGTCCATCAATCACTTCCCCGCTATTTTCTCCAAAATAAGCCGCATGCTTATCAAAAACCCATTTATGTGATTTGGGTATCAGTTGAAATGGTCCTGTTTCGTACAAAACATTTTCTACCGCAACCCAAGCACCTATGTAGTTGTTGAAGGCGACGGGGTTTGAATGTATTGAATCCTGATGCCAATTTTTTTGGCTACTCATAGACCATGTATCTACACGGTGAAGAGCAACAGCAAGTTTCAGTTCAGTAAAAAAATTTACTATTATTGAACTGCACATTATGTCCATTACTTCGGGATGTTCTAGATACTCTTCCTCTTTATCCCACCCAAAATTATTTCCATACTGATCAGTTTTGTTGGAGTTTTCTTTTTCCCATACAGAATTGTATTCATCTAAAAGACTTTCGCTTATAGCCTTTTTGAATACAACATAACCATTTTCGTGGAAAAAATCTATTGGCTCCATTTTCTTATTTATACATCGTCCCTATAAAATATTTCAAATCCACAATGCATTATCGCAGATGCGAGCGTTCCATAATAAACGTCTCTTTCAACGCTGTCATCTATTGGTTGTGAATCAATCCTGAGTGATGCTTTCAGTGCAGCGGGGAACGCAATGTCTCGCATGACTCTTCCACCGTTGTACCAATGCGTTTTCCCAAATTCAACTTTCCTGCCAAGTTTCACTTTGTATGGGAGCGTTACGAAAACATGGTCAGTGGCGGTTAGGTGAGTGAAGGAAATGCACTCCTCAACCGACGACTCGTTATCTGCATATAACGTTGCCAAGTCTTTTCCTTCAGTATCCGAAGGGGACATTGAGCAGTAGCCCTCGGCTGCGAGTGTGTATTCGTCAATACCCCATCCCTGTCTCATAATCACTGATGCTTCTATGATCTGCTGAAGTCGTTCGTCTTTGGGTATGCCAAATGTGTTTTTGAGTTGAACTATTGTGACTAATTCATTATCTTTCCAACCAAAAATATTAATATTTAAATCGGATCCTATTCCGTCTTCATCTATCAAGGCAAGTTTTGCCGTTTTGACAGATTCGGCGCATAGTGCTATTTTGTCTAAATCGGTTTCGTAGAATCCTGTATACATGTTGACCCAACCTTACTGTATGGTGCCCCTCACAAAATGAGGGTTGCATTTTGGGGATTTTCTTTGTACTAAGGTTTTCTGCATGTCATCAAAATCAAACAAAAAAGCACCAGTCAAGAAAACAGCATCAAAGAAGTCTCCTGCAAAAAAGAAGGCTCCTGCTAAGAAGCCTGTCTCCAAGAAGGTTTCTGCGACCGCTGAAAAAAGCAACAAAAATGTTTTGGCTGAAATTAAAATTGATACAGCAAAACCACAGTTCGTTAACGCTGAAAAATTCATGAAGTCATTCGTGGATGAATCTGCTGTTTTGATTAAGGCAAATAACGTAAAATCTTTGCCTCTTCGCAAGAAAATGCTTGCGTGGTTCAAGATTAGCAAGTAGTCTGAACCCCATGAGGGGTTTACGAGGGGAAAAATGACAACCGAAGAAACAGTGCTGCCGTTTGTTATTGATTCAAACATTCTCTTAGGTGATGTCCGTGAGACGCTTGCTTCGTTGTCAGATAACAGCATTCATTGTGTTGTTACATCACCTCCGTATTGGGGGCTAAGGGATTACGGAACCGCAACCTGGATTGGTGGCGACCCTGAGTGCTCGCACAAAAGAGATAGTAAGTTCAGTGAAAGTTGCACAACTGGACAGAAACTTCTTGAAGGTGCAATAGGTGACGGCATCTATAAAGTCCAATGCCCTCGTTGTGGCGCGATGCGTAAAGATAGTCAACTTGGTTTAGAGCCAACCGTTGATGAATATGTTGAACATATGGTTGAGGTTTTTCGTGAAGTTCGCAGAGTTTTGCGAGAAGACGGAACTCTATGGTTGAACCTTGGTGACTCTTATGCGGGTAGTAACGGCAACGGATGGAAGCAGTCAATTGCGTCCACCAATGCATCCAACGCTGGCGGGGAGAATGAAGATTTCAGGGCAAAGATCGGTCGCGATGACGGCGATCTGAAACCAAAAGATTTGGTAGGTATTCCGTGGCGCGTTGCTTTTGCCTTGCAGGCAGATGGTTGGTATTTGCGTCAAGACATCATTTGGGCTAAACCTAACCCGATGCCTGAATCTGTTCGTGACAGGTGCACCAAAGCACACGAATACATGTTTTTGCTAACCAAAAAGTCACATTATTTTTTTGATAGCGAAGCGATAAAAGAACCAGCAAAATATGCTTACGACGATAGGGGATCTCGTGCAGACAGCCGTAAAGACGCAGGTATTTCTAACGCTATGCACGGTTCAACAGGAGCCTTTAGAAACAAGAGGTCGGTATGGACGGTAACAACGAAACCATTCAAGGGGGCGCACTTCGCGACCTTTCCACAGGATCTGATAGAGCCTTGTATCTCCGCTGGTACGAGCGAAATGGGATGTTGTGCTCAATGTGGGTCACCTCTAGTGCGTCAAGTGAACCGCAAGAGGATTGCTCGGAACGAGTTGTCAGTGGACGATCCTCGTTACCGACCAAACACCTACGAAGGCGCATATGGGGAAATAAACGGCAAGGGCGACGCAGGTTATTCTCAAACCGACACGATCGGGTGGGAAAAGGGCTGTAAGTGTGAAACTGTTGAGACGGTTCCGTGTACGGTGCTGGATGTGTTCTTTGGTGCTGGTACTACAGGTGTGGTCGCACAGAAGTTGGGTAGATCATATTTGGGGTGTGAATTGAACCCTGAGTATGCACAAATAGCGACATTGCGTCTTTCGGATGAAAAGGAAAAATTGAGGGTCGCTGAGGAGATTAATGCAAGCCAGCCTTCACTTTTTGAGGTTACTTCTGAGGGGTAATAAATGTTGTATTATTTACCTACATAGGTATTCCAGTATTTCTCTTTGACTTGGAGGTCAAAAATGTCAGCATCAGCACCACTTCTTCTCCCAATGACGGTTACAGGCGCATGCGCAACAACTTCAACTGTTGTTGTTCGCACTCCTGTCGCAGGTCGTGTCCGTGCAATCACAGTTGCAGTTGGTACTGCTCCTGCTGGTTCAGCACTTAGCGGAACTGTTCGCAAGGCAACATCCTCGGGAACGGTTGTCGGAACTTGGTCACTTGCAGCCGCCGCCACTTCGGCAGAAGCAACAATGTCAACAGTTGATGGTGCGGACGAAATCGCAGAAGATGACTTGTTGCACCTCGTAGTCGCTGCTGTAGGTTCAGGAACTGCTGGTTCAAACTTGACCGCTCTTCTTCAAATTGATCAGTCGGCAGACCAAGATGGTGTGAACGCCCTCTACCCTTATTCCTGATCTAAAAATTTAAACCCGACAAAATATTTAATCCCCCCACATCCGTGCAGGTCTGTGGGGGGATTAATTATTTATAGACATAAATTATTTACTAAAAGTTATTGCCACCCTGTCGCCAGCAAGGCGCAGAAGATTGATCGCTTCTTTTTGGCTGTGTGACGAACACCAGTCCGATATTTCTTTATTCACTATCAGTTCTAGGTATTCGCAGAAGAATCGCGCCCTACCAGTCATGAATGGCGCAACTCCACACTCCTCTGCTCCTGTTTCTCCTTGTGCAAGGAGTTTTTCTTTACCCCCACAGGCAAGAAGTATTGATCCCCAAATATCTACTTCTTTTGTATATGGGTCATATGTCGTGTAGTTGGAGAACCCTTGTTCCTCTATTATTTGCGCAGCCTTGTCGTAGACATCATGAGCGCCAAGTTCTTTTAATGTTGGGAACATTATTCTGTTTCAATTCCGTTCTTATTGCAAAGATCGGCATACGCATGGTTTGGGCTTTCCCCTATTCCAACCGTCTGCTTGTACTCATCGGTGAAAAGGTCAACGGCGTCACAGTCATCACCCTCAAAATAGTTGAGCATCGCTTCCGTGAACTCATCGCACTCTGCGAAGGCAATCCACTTCCCGCCCTCATATATCCCGCCGTACCTTGCCTCTCTTATGACGACGGGATAAATGCGAATCGTTTTTTGAGTCATATTATTTGATTGGGCAAGCCCCTGTTGCGCAGTCATCAAGCGTTAGATCTAAACCTGTTGCCTGACTAAGGGGAATGCTCATGTCAATTTTCTTTAAGAGCGAACCGTACTGTTCTGAAGTAATTTCTTCGTATGGTGGCAACGGGAAGTTGTGGTCAGCATGTAAGAGGAATGACACGGACTTGACACCTGTGTCGTAGTTCTTGGAGAGCCATTCTTTGATGGATTCAAGTTCTTCCTTTCGGTAGTACACGGTTACCGAAACAGCGTTGTCTGCCCATTCGGTTTGCATTTTGCGCACCCATTCAAGTTGCTCAACGGCTGTCATGTTTTCTGCGAGAACCGCGTTGTCTGGTGACTTGCATGGGAACTCTACGACATAGCGTGTGTGGTCTTCTCTCCCGTCAATACCAATATCCCAAACAACCTTGTGTCCTCGTTTACGGAGACCGTCAACGAGGGCGTCAGACGCTCCAAAACGCACCCTACGGATGTAGAAAGGTGCAAATGCTGGATGTATGCCCGGGGTGATGCCGGGAAGCAATGAGAGCGTGCCAGATGGTTGAACTGTTGTCAACCGCACCGAACGAGGGTATCCGTTTTCTTTGGAATACTTGACATCAAATTCGTCAAGATTACGGTAAGCCTCATCTAGCCAAGAAACCTGTTCTTCTGAAGCCTGCAACACACCCGAGATGCTTTGACCTAGGCGTGCATTCTTAGACACGATCGCATTGGTTTTGGCGTACGGGTAACTAAGTCTTGTGATTTGCTTCTGAACGATGTAAAGCAACTCGGATATTTCCTTGAATTGCTCAATTGAGCAGATGTTGGGGAGAAATATGGTTGAAAGGTTGCATGATTCGCCGTCACCCAAACCAATCTCCGCACAAGGGTTGAACCCCTCAATCGTCTTGTCTGCACGCTCTTCTTTGAGTCGCCCGAACTTCCGTGCAAGCCTTCGGTTAACCAAGCCGTACGGTTCACCACCACCCGTATAGCCCTTCCATAGTTCTGGCATGATGTGGTCGTAGTAGTCAGCGTAAATGCTGTTATTGCTGTTGGCACGGTAACCCGGAATTTCTCCTGATGCCCAATTCTTCGCACGGAGGAACAGAACATCGTCAGGGTCACCAATCGCGATTTGTGCTGAACGGCGGGATGAACCCGAAACGACAACACGACCAATGATGTTGCAAATATCTAGGACATCAATTGAACGAAGTTTTTTCCCTTCTCGGTTTTGAAGCACCTTAGAAATATCTTCAATCCCATCAATCAGCGCTTGCGGTCCGCTGGCTGTTCCGCCGAATGTCTTGAGGGGTGCGCCAAATTGGCGAATAAGAATCGTTGAATACGAGAAAGACTTCCCTGTTTCAAAGTACGACTTCAATGTGCTATGTAGCAGTCGTCTCCAACCCTGTCGTGAGTCAGGGACAATAATGTCCGCATCGTTTGATCGCTCGTGAGTGATTTTTACATTGGTCAAAACTTTTGGAAGGTCATGGATTTTTGCTCGCTCCACAGAGAAACCAACTCCGCCACCAAGCATGAGGTGGTCAAAAAGAAATTCAAAATCTTCTACTTTTTCTATGTTTACGAAATAGCAGTTATTGAGTGATGCCGCGTTGAACTGTTTGATGAGCGGGGTTCCGAGTTGCCATAGTGCGCGACCCGAGAATGATCCTCGTAGGTTGAACACATGGTCGTAGAGTTTTTCTGCTTGATCTTGTGTTAGTGGTGTCCCAATGTCTATTGCTCCGTTTACACAGCGTTGTACTGTTTCTGCCCAAATTTCGTTTCGGTCTAGTTCTTCAATTCGTCGTGAGTATGTGCGTAAGTAAACAACTTCACCTAAACCGCTGAATCCCCAAGGCGGAGTCTGTGTCTTGTAGCGGTCAACAAATTCTTCAGTGATTCTTGCGGTCATTTTGTTCTCTTTCGGTGTAGTTGCAATTTAGGCAGAGAACTATATTACAGCACCAAGGGTTTTAAGTAAAATCCTAATTACTAGTAAGGTTATATTTTCGTGCTTCTTCTAAGGGTATTACTTGACCAACAGCAAATTTTCTCACCTTTGTGAAAACTCCCGGTGATACTTCTTCGGGCATAAAAAAATCTTCTTCAACTCTGAATGTTTGTTTACCGTCTAGGGAGTTGAACAGTCCAAGACCAAATATCCTTGTTGGTGGTTTGTGATTATCGGGCACACAGTTACCGCTTGGGTCACCGCAAACTATGCATGGTTCAGTGGAAGCCCTCAAGAACTCTATGTCACCATATATATATTCAGGCATAAACAAGTGTACCCCGCACCATGCTGACCGTTTACATGAAGAAGGAGCGCCTTTCGGCGCTCCTTCTCTCTATGCGAGGGGGCATAGACCTGTGACCCATGTATTTAATTTTTGGGTGCGAACTTGTTCTCCTGTTGTAGAACTTTCATTTCTTCTGCAAAAACTGCATCAAACTCATCCTTGTAGCGAATCTGTAGAACGAACGATGCACGACGCTTTGCCTCTAGTTTGCGCTTTGCCTCAACCCTGCGGGCTTCTGCGCGTCGGTTGCGTTCCTCAACGGGTAGTGGCTTCCTTCCTCGGGTTACACCTAGTTTGTTCTTCATTTGCTCATATGTTGTTGCCATTGTGGCTCCTATTTGTGTCTAGTGGTTACTTAATTAATAATTAGATAATAACTAAGGCTTCAAGATAAAGCAACCCTAATTTCGTAAAAATATACCGTGACATTGTGTATAAATGGGCTCTACGGGTGGGTTGTAATAATGAATGAGGCGCACTACACTTACGGTATGGATAATATAAACATACCTAAAACATCACTAATCACCGAATTACCTACCGTAATGAACCTCAAGGAAGCACAGTTGAACTGCCGTGACTTTGACGCAGTAATTACAGCAGGACCATCTAAACGGGAAGTCAGCGAATTCAGACACCCAATACATAAAGTCGTTGAATTCCACGACACCATGTTTGAAAACAACGGTGGACCATCATATGAAAATGTTGCAGAACTCATTGAGTTTGGTGCAGGGGTTCCAAAACTCTTGGTTCACTGCCATGCAGGTATTTCCCGCTCTACGGCAACAGCATGGGGGGTGGCAATCGCAAACGGTGAAGAACCTTTGGAAGCATTCCTGCAACTACAACAAAATCACCCAAACGAAAGCAGTGTCTTTGGTCATGGATTTAAGCGAACATTCGCACCCAACATCCTTATCGTAAAACACCTTGACAAGTATTTCAATCTAGGGACAACCCTTCTTGAAATCCGACAGAAGCACACAGAGGGTGGCTGGTAAGAATATGAAAGTATTTTGGAACAGCGACTACACAAACATTTCCCACGACTTTGACACATCGCGCAAATCCGACAATATTGTCGCGTTGATCAAAGAAAACCAAGAAATGCCATCACAGTTAAGACTGCATAAAGATATCCCAAATGTGGAAATCTGCGATCCTTACGCAAAGACCGATGTGGACGTCACCGAAGGTTTAATCAATTCTTGGCTAACTAAAAATTACGCTGAAGCACTTAGGACGAACAACAATAGGCTTCTATCTGAAAGTCAAGGTTTCAGATGGTGCCCCAACACTTACGCTTTCGCTCGTGCCCATGCGCACGGGTTGATCGCTTCGGTTGATGAGGTTAAATCGGGTGGCGGCAGGTGTGGAAGTTTGTCGTCAGGTCTCCACCATGCTTCTATGGGTTCGGGTGCAGGGTTCTGCACTATCAACGGGATTGCTTTGTCGGCGATCTACGCCCATGAGCAAGGTTTTGAGCCAATCATTCTTGACTTTGACGCCCACTGTGGCGGTGGGACAATGAACTTTCTAAACAAGTTCAACAATTCATTGAATGACGAACAAACACCTATTCAGCATATTGATATGTCCACAAATCATTTTGATTCCTATGAAAGTGACGCAAAGTGGTCTTATCTCAATGTTCGTGGTATCAACGATGATTATCTTGACTGTATTAAAGAAGCGCTTGAAATCGCTCGTCCATTAGTGACCGACAAAACCGTGTTCATATACAATGCGGGGATTGACCCAATGGATGCATACGAAATTGATCAAGAAGTGATCAAACAAAGAGAGAAGTTGGTATCCAATTTCATTGGTGAAAGCAAGGCGATCTTTGCCCTCGCTGGTGGGTACTCTGGTCAAAATACAACACGAGACGATGTGGCAAAAACACATCTTTACAATATTTACGGATGGGCATGGAGCCAGAAATAGTTCACGGGTTGTACGCAACCTACACAAACATTAAATGCAGGTGCACGGAGTGCAAGCAAGCAGCCGCTGAATATATGCGTGCCTACAGGAAAACTAGTGCTGGTAAATCTCAGGCTAGGTTTCATCAAGTTGTCGCTAATAAGCGATCACAGATAGCCATTCAATGGGTGAAAAATAACCATCCGCAAGAGTGGGCTAAAATATGTGAGCAAGCATTACACGGCTTGGATAAAAGAAAGAACGGAGACAAATAATATGGACTCACAATATGATGAAATATTAGAGAAGTTGGAAGGTTTCATTGAGCAAACCGAAAAAAGGATTAAACAACTTGTCTCTGAAATACAATCTCTGAAACTTGAGGTTCAAGGTCTTGATCACGGAGTTAAACAGAATCAGATTTCAAATGATCAGATAAAGGGAACTTTGGGCTCTACGCTGAAGACCGTTGGGGATCATTCTCAGAGGTTTGGCAAGTTGGGGTAAATGCTAGTATTCGTTCATGGAATACAGCGGGAATAGTTCGCAAGAGGCTTTTGTCCTTGAAATGCTCGGTCACAAAAAGAATGGTTTTTATGTTGAACTTGGAGCGTTCCATTCTTCAGAGGGGAGCAACACATATGAACTTGAGAAAACATATGACTGGCAGGGTGTCTCGTTTGAGTTGCTAGAGCAACGAAGGAACGAATTTATTGCCAACAGAACTAACCCTTGCATGGGGGACGCTCTCAACTTTGACTACATTGCGTATTTTGAAAACAATCATTTTCCAAAACAAATTGACTATCTACAGGTTGATATTGATACAGGCTACGACAGGGCTACACGCCCAAACGGGAACCATTACACAACCCTTCTTGGTTTGATTACCATACCGTTGACTCAATACAGATTCTCGGTTATCACCTTTGAGCATGATGCGAATATGTATTTCAGAAATACTGGACAGAGAGACGCACAGCGCGAAATACTTGATTGTCTTGATTACACACTTGTTGCCAGAACAATACATGAAGATTGGTGGGTGGATTCTTCGGTTATAAGCCCTGATGTATACAAGAAACAGATGCGATGGGAAACGCTGTAATGGCAGATGGGGCATCTCTCCCTTTTGTTTATTTAACAAACTTTCTTTCAGAGTCAAATTTTCATGCCGTTCTTGGTCAGGCTCTCAGTTCGCATGGTGCAACGAGCGAGCAAACACCTCATTTGGTTAATCTTCAAAACATTGAAACTTGGTCTATAGGCAAAAATATTGAGAGCCTCTACCCACTTCACTGTCAAAGAAAACTGCTCAAGATAAAAGGTGGGAATATCCTTGATTTTTCTGATAACAGAGGGATGGACTATCATCAGGATTCTGTCCCCAATAAAGACTACCCCGATGATCCAGAGATCGGTTTTACGCCAAACGCTTCTGCTGTCTACTACTTGAACGATGATTACGAGGGCGGTGAAGTGTGTTTCACTACTGAAAGACCACCGATTCAGCAAGCAACAGTTGACACCAAAGGATTAAAAAATCTATTTACGCTAAAACCTCAACCAAATTCGTGTGTGTTCTTTGATGCAAACTTGTGGCATTGGGTGAGACCAGTAACCAAGGGAAGAAGGTTCTCTTCAACATACTTTTTGCTAGTTGAATAAAGAACTAATGTGTAGAGATGCTTGAGAAAACCCACTTAGCGGAACAAGGATTTAACCATTTGGTTGATAGCGAATTAGAAAAACTACGTATAGAGGTAGCGGATCTAAAGAAACAGATTGATTACCTTAAAAGCGACTTGAGGTATTACGAGTTTCAGGCAACAACAAAACTTTAGTTGTTTTTAAATTCAGCCCATGTTTTGTCGCCAACACCAAAGTACTCACGAGCGTAACCAGCCTGAATGATGTCTATGTTTAGGCAGGCGGTTTTGGGATCGTTGATCTGATCAGAACTGAAGATACGCGCAAGAATGCGACCGTACTTGTCGTTCTTGTCGGGGATTGTATTAACAAAAACCCACTCATGACTTGTCAGCCAATCTTCAGTGAATTTCTTTGCTTTTAGACCTAATTCTTTTTCCTTCAAATCCTTCGTCCGAGACTCTGGTGTATTTATTCCATACAAACGAACACGCATTTTGTGATGGATATTGAAACCTAGATCAACCATAAGTTCAACAGTGTCACCGTCAACAACTTTCAATAACTTAGCCCCATACCAAAATCGTTCCACAATTAATCCTTTTCTTTAGAGTTTTTGTATCGTTCAAGCATTCGTTTGCCTTTAGCGGCAAGCATCCTCGCATCGTCTGCGTTTTGTGGAACTGGCTCGCCCCAAGCGGCTGCCGATAAAGCAAGCCGTGTTGGTTTACCTTTTTCATCTTTCATTGGTCCTGAAGGATTAGTGAAAAACCTAGTTAGGAATGAACCTTTTCTCCGCATCTTTTCTGGTGTGTCGGCTCTGCCTTTAACACCGGGCTTCAGGTTAGATCCTTCTGTTCTATTGAAGTGCGCACGACCAGCGGCAGTTAAACCACCCTTTGGATCACGCAACGGTTTAGCAGACTTCTCTTCAACGATCGGACCACCAGTAACCCATGCGCGACAAGTCCTCTTTGATGCACACTTGAAATCAAACGCTTCGCAATATCCAAGTTCGCCAGCGCTATCAATTGCTTCCCATTCATCTTTGCGCTCACCGCCAGTAACACCCTTTTCCATGCAATCTTTCATAGACGGGGTTTGTATAAACAAAGCGCAATTTCCGCACAGTTGTTTTTTTGCTGACGCAGTATCAACATCCCATTCTTTTGCTATCTTGCCCCAATAATCGTTATTAGGTTCAGAAGGATTTAGCGGACCATACATTGCTGTCTTAATTGCCTTGCCACGGTTGCTCAGGTTCGTCGCAATATCCTGAGTCGCTTTAGGGCATTTCTTTTCTGCTTTTACCCGAACATGTATTTGTTGTTCAGCAATGATGTCAGTGAATTTCATATGTTCTCATTATCCCACAAAAAGCAAAAAACCCCGCCCCAACCTTGCGGTCAGAGCGGGGTTTTTTAATTGCTTAGATTATGCTGATGGAGCCGCGTTGAACGAAACCTTCACGAAGGATTCTGGGCGCTTAACTGCAAGAGCCAAACGCTGTTCAGCAAGGATCACAATTGCGTTACGCACGAAGAAGTCTGCATGCTGTTCGCTGATGCGAATGCTTGCTGACTCACGGTCGTAAATCTGTGCTCCCGTACCGAATGCTCCGATAAGTGCAGTGCCTTCAGTCATTGCAGGAGTGTCCACAACAGGGATCCTCCACAACTTCTGCTCGCCACCCATTGCAACCGAGACTGCTACGACATAAGCGCCGTTGCCGTCCTTGGTCAATTCAATGTCTTCCCAATCGTTCGGGTGCAATACAACGCCCGATGGCTCGTAGTAAGCCAAGAATGAGAGGGTAGCGGCACGACGGAGTGCGTCTGCCTTGGTGTCGGTCATACCTGCGGTTGCCGAGTAGAAACCCGACGACCAGTTGTAGGTCTGAATGCCACTGGTGTTCAAGATACCTGTAAGGTTCTCGCCCGTTCCTGAACCGTTAAGGATCTGTGCATCTTCCTGCAAGCGGAGACCGTACATCAACTCGTTGTCAATGATTGAGCGCAGTTGTGGCTCATCAGCAAGAACATTGCGGTGTGCGGCTTCCCAGTGAGCCAAAGTGCGAACAGGAGCCTGCTCACCAACGAAGGTGAAAGACGACTGTGGCTTGGCTGCAAATGCGGAACCATTACGCTCAGCAACAGGTGCCGCGTTGTTGGTGAATCCGGTCATGCGGAAGTATTCAATGATTGCAGCAGTTGTGGTGCGACTTGGGAACAAGTCACGAACACGCTTGGTGCGCATTGGAGGAACAACAAGGGCATCGCGTTGGATTGTTCCAAACGAACCTGGGGTACCAGTTGGAAGTGCCGAGTACAAGTCTTTCTGACTGTAAACTTCACTGCTTGACTTGTATGGTGCTGGCATGTTTGCCGAACCACTTGCCAAAAGGGACTTGAACTCTGCTGAAGCAAGGAATGCCTCACCAATGCTCTTGCGACCAAATGACTGTACTACTTGTTGCATTTCCTGCGAAGCGAAAGCCGAAGCCTGTGCTACTGAGTCCTGTGGTTGTGAAGCCCATTGGTCAGCATCGCGCATTGCCTCAAGACCCTCAACTAGGCTCTTGATTTCGCGGATGTCTGCCATGTTCTTATCAAACGCGGTCTTTTGTTCTGCGGATACTACTACGGTGCCGTCTTCAATTTTGAAGTTGTCGGCGATGGTCTTGTTTTCTGCCATCTTGGTGCGCATTGCACCTTGAAGTTCAGTTAAACGGCTGTTGTCAAATGACATGTTGTTCACTCCTAGTGAATTGGATTTGGTTGGTGATTACTTATGTTTTTATTGCAGACTTCGGTAAGCACCTAGTCCAGTTACTATTACTGTAATACGAGAATAACATCAAAGTAGTATTAAAAATGCAACCCCTAAAAAGTTAGGGAATTTGAGTAGTGTCGTTTCACTACTCGTGGGCAACAGCCTTTGGAATATTTGACGCCGTATTCGCCTTCTTGGAATCCAGCCCACTTTTTGCTTGTTTTGCGGTTTCTCCATGGGTGATCCAACGGGAGTAGGTCGTTGTCATCAAAGTATTTTACATCGGCAGGTTTGTCTGAGTTCAGCAACGCCAAAAACTTGTAGACGCGCTTCTTGGCAATCTCTTTTGAACCATCTTCCAAGCCTCGCATGAAAACTATTTTGAGGTCACGAAGGTTGGTTTTTGCTGTTGTTTTTGCTTTAGCGTTGTTGTTTCTTACTCGTACAGCCAAATCATTGATATCGCCACTTGTCACGGTTGGTGGTTTCTTTTTAGGTTTCGGTACACCCTTGAAAGACACCAGACCAGTCTGAGCCATTGAACCCTGATCATCCTTTTTACCAAAACCCGCCCCCTTTCGGCGAGGTTTATTCCTAGGGCTGTTATCCCCTCGGATACCTGTGACGCGGTTGTAGTCAGACACATTAGAACATGGAAGCCAAACAAGTTTCCCATCCCGTGCCGTATAACGGCGAATACCGATACAGCCAAGATTCCTTGAACGGATACGAGCAGAATCAGGATCGCTGAACGTATCAGGGTCTGTTGAACGGCTAACAAAGTTAACGAAACCCTTTTCTTCTAAAGACTTACCAGAAAACGAGCCTGTTACAAGTCCGCCACCCGGCAAGGTTGCGATACCGGAAATAGGTTTCTCATCAAGGTTCTCCCAACCCCGTTTAGGTGCCTTGTGGTTACAAACCGCATAATACTTTTTCCCTGCAAGAAGGATGGTTCGCACACCACCACAACCACGAGCCTTAGAAATAGCGACAGCATCAGCACGATTCTCGTAATATGCATCAGACTTTGTTTCTAAACGCTTTGTCCGTTGAACCATTTTCGGCAACGGCTTCTTCTTCTTAGAAGCACGAACTTTCAAGTATTCGTCTTTGCCTTTTTTGATGGCTTCATATTCTTCACGCGAGGCGCAAGGCATCCAACCTTTGCCGTCTTCGTATACGCCTTGGCATCCAAGCATGCGTGCAACACGAAGAGCCTGATCTCGCGTTGTTTTAGGATCGGTCATTTATTTATTATTCCGCCGTGTAAGGCATAGACATACCGTATTGTTCAAATAGTTCATCAATCTTTGAAGAATTCTCGCTATCCATCAAAAACAATACCATTGATTCAAGATCTCCATCTTCACCAGTTTCGTCAGCGTATCCAGTAGCAATTGAAATAATCTTTGAACGCGTCTCCGAATTTTTGATAGTTGACAACAATTGGTCTTTTATTGAATTTTTTTGTTCTTCTGAAAGTTTCACGCGTTGCCCCTTGGTATTGCTCGTGCTCTTTGTCTCCGTGGAGCAGTTCCACCTATCTTGTTTTTAGCAAAAGAGAAAGTTCCACTACTAAACGGAAGATTGCTCTTGAACCAATGCTTAACAAACTCCCTGCGGACTTTGTCATTAGCGGGATCATCAATAGCAAAAATCCAATCTTGGTGAATAAACTTTTTACCGCCACGAGTTTGAGCAATCATTGATTTGATTCTAAAATACTCCGCTTCAGAGTTAATCAAACCACCCGCACCAAAGTTTTCATAAAAAGATAGCGCTTTTTTGAATCCCCCTAGTCTGTTTTCGGGTATATTGCCACCATTAAAACCAACTCTCGCCCAAACATATTGACCGTCATCAACTGCACCAACTTTTGCTTTACTGATACCAATCTGCTTTAAGAAAAGAAACGCATGCTGATTATAGATTGTCTGTATGTCAGCGCCTCTGTCCATTTTGCTTCTCACGAACATGGTTGATTGTTTTACATATCCACTATTTACGCTCACGAGGCGACCGGAATCACCAATTGCTGCACGAACAATATTCCCGTTTGCATCAATTTCATTGAATACGACACTCACGCTGTGCTGATCGTTGTTCCCTATTCGCACCGTTGCTACCGCATTGTAAAGTTTTCCATTTGCACCCTCAATACGAGAATGACCATACGCTTCTTCTAAATACTTCTTTTTCCCCGCAAAGTCAAGCGAGCGCCATTTTTCTGGCGTCATATCCTCAAATGGTTTCTTTCCAGTACCGTAACGCTTTTCCATATACTTAGCAAGTTTTCCGCTACGACGCTTTATGGCATCGTCAATTTGTGATTTGATCTTCTTCACAACATCTTCGTCTAGTGGTTTCACAACACCAGTTGCGTCAGGGTTGAAATTCAATCCTCTTTGAATTCTTTTTACTGCTTTGTCAACTTCAGGTTCAAAACGATCATAATTCTTCAGCATCTGCTCGTATCGTCCAATACTTTCTTTCATTTTGGCAATATCTTTTGCCTTGCTGACGCGTAGTTCTTCCATTTGCGTTGGACTGAGATTTCCTGTTGGGTTCTTTATTAAAGCCCAAGCACTATCAACAGCGGCTTTGTCCCTGTTCAAAGCCTCACTGAGTTTGAGTCTGTTTAAAGCAATTCTTCGCACATAGGATGCTTGTGCTTCTTCAATTGTTTTTTTCAAATCAATTTGAGGATTGGCTTTATATTTCTCAATTATTGATTGAAGCAAATCTTGAAAATCTCTTTCAGCAGCCATTCGACCCTGATTGTCATTAAATATCATTTCGTCAATATGCCGCCCAAAGTTTTGTAGATTTTTAGGGTCTTTGATTTGGAGCAATACATCTTCTACGATTTTTTCGTTTGCCGTAGAAAGGTTCGCTACGTCTATTTTTGCTGGTTTGAATACAAGTTCAGATGGTGATTCATCACCAATGTTTGGAGGATTTGGTTTAACTCGTTTTGGTGTTTTGAATGGTGCGTCAATCGGGTCAATCGCAGGTACGGGAGCGGCGACTTCATCTTTGTTGGCATCAAGAATTTCCTGCCACGAATCGCGGTAATCCTTAATGTATGTCTTGACTCGTGCGATATTGATTTTTTCACCATTTCGTTCAATGAAGTCATTGTCTGAAAGTTCGCCTCTGTCAATTGCTTGTTGTAGACGCTCCAACCTTGCGTTTGATGCAGTAATTTTTGCGCTTGCTTCATCCCTTTTATCTCTTTTTCTGGCAGGAGTTTGCGGAAAATTGGCTGGATCATTAACAATCATTATTCGGTCATTTGGAATGACGTCACGAACAACATATTCTTGAAAATTGTCGTCGTTCAACGCTTGATTCAAGTCAACTTTTCGTGCAGCCTTCCTTGCTCGTTTTCTTTTTTGTGCGTCAGCGATGGCAGCCAGAGCCATCGCCTCACGGTTTCGCCTCATCTCCTCTGAACGAGCCGCGTTGTCGCTATCTCCGCGAGGTGCTGGTTTTGGAACCCTTCGCTGTTCTGATTCAGCGTTGAGCATCGCGCCTATGTCACCTTCAGGGTTTTTCCTAGGGCGACGAGGTTTAACAATCTTTGGCTCAACTATAGGTTTTTCAACAGCATTTTCTTTTTCTTGTTTTGGTGCTTTTGGCTTCTTTGTTGCTTCAACAACTGCACGGCGACGACGGCGAGCAGGTGCTTCGCCAGTACGCGGTGCACCGGGTTGTTCAATTTCACGATCCATGCGTCGTTGTTCTGATTCGCGTAGATTACCTTCACCCCTTGGCTGTACTGCACGCCGTCTGCGGGCAGGACGAGCAACAGCATTGCGTCGTTTCAATTCCGCAATTACACGCTTGTAATCGTCGCTGTCTCTTCCGCCAGTAGCGTTTTCTAATTCGTCACGCATTTCTTGCAGAACATTTAGTGGTTCAGCCGCGAGGAGATTCCTATTGTTACGAGGCGGACGAGCAGGGGCTAATTCTCGTGGTGTGTCAGGTGCATCAACCGATGGTGGTCGAGCAACAACAGTTCGCCTACGATCACCACGAGGGCTAGGTGCGTCTCCGCCGTCCAATCGTTCGGCAACGCCACGCAAACCTTGCTCAAGACGACCAGCGCCACCACCATTGGGATTAAGTCTTGCAAGTATCCGTCGTTCACGGCGAGCAATACGACGACCCCTACGAGCATCATCAACATTTTCCAAGCGTTGACCAATGTCAGATATTTGGTTTGCAATCCGACGGGCTACACCCCATCCACAGGATCTACCAAAACGATCAGTTATTTGTCCACCGTAACGAGTACCAACTGGACAACGCCATCCACCGCGACGGTTGGTTCCCGGTATGGAAAGACTCGGATCCCACATAGCACGGACAGCCTTAACTTCGTAAGCCATCGTTGACGTGTTTCTTTCACTAAGGAAAGATTTTGCTTTAAAGTCAACAATGTTCTGAAGCATTTATTTCCATTTTCCTATAAGGGTGTCGTACTTGCCGTCATACTGATTTGGTTCAATGAAATCTGAAGGATTTGGCGTATAGCCATTCCAATCCCAAAAACTCTCAAGTGATAATGCTTCGTATTCATACTTCTTTTTGTCATTTTCAACTTTTGACAATCTCTCCTTAAGAGAAGATAACCAATTCTTGTCGTTTTCATTTTCTTTTGGATTTACATATATAGAAACTTTTCCGTTTTTGATTACAACGATGTTGCGTGGTTCCTGTTTCTTTGCTTCATCATCAGAAAAGAAACTTACAAAATATCCATCTTCAATCATTTGTTTCTCCCTATGGTCTTGCAAGACGAATCTCGTCCGCAGCCTCTTTCAGATTTTTGAGATTGACTCGTATTGCTTGAATTGAGGCATCTATCTTGATTTTATCTGCTGGCGTAGCGGCATCCAATGAACCCCAAGCCTCTTTCATGTTTTCAACAATCAGATCAATTTGCTGTACTGTGAGTTTTGAAATTGAGTCTTGTATTTGCGCTAGTGCTGGTGCATCCTGTCGGTTGAACTGATCAACTGCGAGCATTCTTTTTGCATCCGCCTTGGATAGTTCTCTGATTTTTCCTACGCCGTTGTTGTAGATGCCATGGTCAATTGGGATTTGCTCATTTCCAACCCAGAGGTAGTTGCCTGCATGCCTATCGGGATTGCCCATAACGCGATCCAAAACTCGCACCATTCCTTGCGCTACTGGATCTATCTGATTTGGACGATTCCGTCCAGCCTTTATGTCACCGTCAACTACATCACCATAATGCTCTACAAGAATTGCCGCATTCCTAGTTATATTTCGGTGACCACGAATACTAACCATGTCTCCAGCAATTCTCACTCTAGACATCGGTCTGCCAAATGCTTGACCAAGCACCGCTGCGTATTGTTCACCAATAAATTCATTTTCAACAAAAGACGGGCTCTTTAGGATATATTTTTTACCAGAAACAGCATCTTCCACTACATATGTTTTGTTCTTTTTGCTTCGTGACGCCCTGTTGTTGATTCCGTTACCCGGATCAGCCAACAACTTAAATCGTTTTGAGATCTGACCAGCAGGCTCGTTCGGATAGTTTCCATTGGCAAGAATCGCATCTTTCAGGAAAGCATCTGGGACATCATCAAGATCTCCGCCATTTTTCACAAACTGATTTGCTTTTGCTTGTGTTGAAATGTTTGCGTTGCCCTTTTTCACTGCCTTGGGGACAAGTATTCCATCTATTTCAACGTGACCATGGTTTTTATTGAACCGTGACGCTTTGCTTTTCTTTATCCCTGCAACGTTTCGGTCATTGACTCTCTTCGCGGCTTCTTCGTCAAGTGAAACAACATTATTTTTTGGTGCGTTTCTTACTCTCGGCGCTCTTGGGGGAGTTGGTGGTGTTGGAGGTTCTGGTGGTGTTGGCGAACCATCCCCCTGTGATGGTGGGGTAGGGGCGTTTAATTGTGCATTTATCCTGTTGCGAAGAGCGGTCAATCCTCCAGCAGGAACACCAAATTCTTCTCTGACCATTCTACGGTCTTGGAGTTGTTGGTTTCCTCTAACTGCCATCATCTGATCATCGTCTAATACATAATACGCATCACGACCAGAGGATTTTCCATTTTGCGTATATGCAACAACATGGAATTGACGGTTCTCAAGTCTTGCGAGGCGGTTAGCCTTTTCTTTGGCATCTTCAAATCGGCTATAAGCAACACCAGTGTGGTCAAAATCTTGTGTTGGTTCAAGACGAGGATTCCTTGCCGCAGGGCGCACAGGTTTTACTGGTGCTGGTTCAGGTACATCATCAGGTGCGGGTTTCCGAGTTGCGCTACGGGCGGCGCCTGCTGTCGTTGCCTTCTTGCGACGACCACGGTTATTCCTTGGACGACGAGCCTGCGGTGTCGGTGGTTCAAAATCTTGTGGTGCGCTACGACCGTGAGCATCTTTCCAAGCGTCACGAAGATTAGGTTTGTTGATTGCATACCATTCGCGGCGTGTCAACATTCCAGCATTTCCACCACCTGCACGGATTTCACGAACACGCTTAGCGTATTCGTTGTATTTTCTTAATACATATGGGCTGAAATCTTCTGATGCTCCTGCGTCTGATGCTTCGCGTGCTGTCAGTACATCAACATTGGCTGGTTGTGGTGCAACGCGTGGGCGTGGCTGTGGTCGTCGTTGTCCTGCTGGTGCAGGTCGGCGTGTAGGACGAGGTTTTGGCGCAGGTGTTGGCGCTGTTTCTGGAATAACATCGCGTCTCCTGTTTTGTGGTCGGCGAGCAGACGGTGCATCCACTTCTGCCTGTTCATTACCTTGCTGTCTTTCACCTCTAACAGCGTTCACAACTCTGCCAACATTGCTTGCATTCCAAACTTCGGCAGCGAATTCTCTACCTCCACCACGAGCCCTTCGTGGTTTCGGTTTGTCACCACCTTCAAGACGATCAGCAATTCCTCTTAAACCACCTTCAACGCGACCAGTCTCGGGAACCCCACCAAGCCGTCTCATCATTCGTGCGTTACGACGGTCAAGGCGACGCTTTCGTTTGTCGTCATCTCGTTGTTCTAAGCGTTCACCAATGTCAGCGATTTGGTTGGCGATACGGCGTGCTACGCCCCAACCACACGAACGACCAAAGCGATCGGTGATCTGTCCGCCATATCGTGTCCCTACAGGGCATCGGAAACCACCACGACGGTTAGTGCCGGGAATAGAAAGACTCGGATCCCAAATTGCTCGCACACCTTTGATTTCAAAGTTGAAAGATGATTGGGTTTGATCAGAGATAAATGATGAAGCCTTAAAACTCAGAACATTTCGGAATTCTTCGTTTGAAAACTCAGAAAGTAAAACCTCAGATATTGACAGAACAGGAAGGTTTTTGGTTTCTACAATTTCCTGTTTAAGGAATGCAAGGTTTGCAACCTTTTTCTCTATCGCTGATCCTGATGGGCTTGGACCTTCAATAATTTTTGATGAGTCCATTGTTTGAACTAGTTCAGGTTTTGTTATAGGTGTTTTGCCATATTCTTGACGGAGAAATTTGGCAACTTCTTTAGCGGCTTCGGTCATTGGCTTGAAGGTGGATCCTTCAGGGGTCGTTGAGACGACCATAAATGGTGTGTTGTCGCGATTTTTGATAATGAAAACTAGGTTCATTGTTTACTTTCCACATTCGTGAAGATATTCAGCAAGCCATGCAAATCTTGAGGTTGCATTATCGCTACCGTAAAATGGTATCACTAAGTGGGTGATATTAATTTTAGGTTGATGTCAATATATTATTTGTTATCTAATTTTTTGTGACCCAAGGCAACTAGGAAATTATTAATTTTATCCTTATTTGAACCCTTGTACTCAAGTATTTCTGCATGACGGTATGAGTACCCATGCAACATACTCTCAAGGTCAGCCTTATCCGACGAGCCTTTCTTGACCGCCAAAAAGTGTTCATTATCCTTTTTGTCGGAATCTTTATCCTTTGAGTAATACTTAATAATCCCTTTATCGTCCTCAACTATGACGAGTGGATCCACCTGAACTAGTGGGTCTTTGGAGGTGATGATCGCTGCTCTCATGGTTCCTATGATCCTATAATCAAATCAGCAAGTCTGCCGGGGTCAACATCTGTTATATATTTCATTTTTCTTTGCGGTTTTACGCCAACCCTCAAAAGAGCCTGATCCCCACCCCTAGGGTTAGCGGTTCCATCCCCACCGGCTTTCAGTACATCTTCAACAACATTCATATACGGGTTTTTACGCTCTGCCTCACGGATGGACTTCTGAACCTCTTCAACGGCTAAGAGTATCTCGCGCCGACTTATTTGCCTATCTTTGAATTGCTGTCTCAATGTTGCAAGCATCTCGTTTCTTCTACCACCAACATCGTTGCCTAAAAAGCCTCGTAATCCTTCGTCGTTACCATCATAATTTTCGTGAGCCCGCCCACCCCAGTTGACATCAAACCCAAGAGAAGGATCAATTGGGACGAACCGCTTCTTACCACTGGAGTCAGTCGCTACAAAGAAGTTCCCTCCATGGCGGTCTC